CGACGACTGGTTACGCATATGTCAACGAGGTTTACCCGCATTTCACATATCTGAACAACACCAGCGGCTGGAATAACAGCACATCAGGAAACACCGGAAGAACTGCTGCGTGCGCGTACAGAACCAAGGTGGACAACTACGGCCAGGGAGATTGCGTTGCATACAACGCGACAGCATTCGTTACGGGCACTCGCGCAGGAAGCACCAACTTTCTGGCTAACCCGGGGGCGTCGCTGTTTAACGGCGACATAACTGCTGGCGCTGACGGCGTGTACCTTAACCCATACGAAACCGGCATGACTGATGGCGGCTATGACGTAGCCTGCGTTGGGTTAGTCAATAATTTCAACCGCACCAACGCTACCGGCGCGAAGTCAACAATCTGGAATGGTTATAGAGCGCAGAGCATTGGCAGCGCGACGTGCGACGCTCTTGTTTCAGCAACCGGCAAATGGGTGACCGGCCTTGATTTAACGATGAGTTCGTTGGATTTTGGGGTAACTAAAGCGGCAATCAGTCTTAAAGCTAACGATCGAATATATTTAAATAACACCGCTGTTGCGTCTGGAAATTTAGATGCAAATTGGCGAACGACTACGTTTAATAATACTTGGATTGCATACAACAGTACTTCTACCTACGTTGAATTTGTACACAACAACGGAACACAACTAGCTATAGGCAATACGGCATCAGTCGTAAACTATTTTCGTGTGGATGGCGGCGCCGCAGGCGGCTCAGTTGTTTTTCGAACGGCTGGGGCGGATACCAACATTAACGCCGGGTATTTAACTAAAGGTACTGGCGATCATTATTTTTATTCGAACGCTAGTGCAACCGCAGCAATTCAATTTGTAGTTAATGGAAATGCTATTCCTGCCGTAAACTATCTGTCAGCCGCAGGCGCTGCGGCTGGCGTTAGCCCATCTCTTACTGCGGCCGGGACAGACACCAACATTGATGCACGCTTTAATGCAAAAGGAACTGGGCTTGTAGATTTAGGAACGCAAACTGCTGGCGCGGCAGGCGCGGCGTCTGGATATATGGTAATTAAAGTATCCGGTGTTTCTTATAAAGTGCCGTTGTACGCAATGTAAAGGATAAAAAATGGAACAAAAATATTTAATTTCCGAATCTTTGCTTAAAGCCATTCACGATTATTTGTTGTCTCAGCCGATGCGCAGCGTCGAGGGTTTAGTGGCCGCATTGCGTAACGCAGAGCAACAAAAATCAAATGAATTACCGTCTGCTGGCTGATTGCATCCGTTCCGGCCAACTGTCCGCGCAGCAAATTGCAGAAGTAATGCGCGATGAGGTCTTTCGTCGATGGTACGAGGATAATTAACAATGGCGTATACACGGCCAGCTAAAGGCACTGTAAATTACGGCACCACATTTGGGGAGTGGAAATACCCCGAGCATGAAACGCAATCCAAAGTGTTTGCAAAAACACCTGGCGCGGGATTGTACGCTATTGGATTAGACCCCAATTCGCCGACACTAGAACAAGATGCTCAACGCTGGTACGCCAATTACAAAGCCAAATATAGCGATCCTAGCAATCGTAATTACAACAAAGCGCTTCTTGCCAATCAGTTTGGCCGCGAAGATGCCAAAATGTTGGGTGTTCCCGGCATGTTGGCTAAAAACCCTAATGGTTCTTTAGCTAACTACTTAGACACCGCTATTCGCGGCGATGTTGCTCAAGTTGCGCTGCCTAAGCGCGAATTTGACATCATGACTGTCCTTGACCCTATTATTGAGGCTGGGCTAGGGTTCATCAATCCGGCGTTATCAGTTGCTTACGGCGGTATTAAAGGCGGCGTTGAAAATGGTTTGATTGGAGGTCTTCTTGGGGGTTTAGGTGGATATGGCGCTGGAACATTAGGTGCCGGCATTGGACAAGGTATTCAATCGGCAGGTAGCGTTGGCTCTTACCTATCTAATTTGCCGCATAATGCATTAAATGCGTTGCGATACGGCCCAGAAATAACCAATCTTAACGCCGTATCGGGAATGCCCAGTTGGGTGTCCGAAGGGGCACAAGCTGGATTATCTAACGCCGCCAGAGCGGCGGGTGCCATCGGCACCGCGAATACATTGTCAAAAGGTGCTGGCGCGCTAGGTGAACAAGCCGGCGCCAAAGGAGGCGAGATGAGTTGGATGAGTGACGCGCTAAAAACGGCCAAAGATACGTTTGGCATCACAGGCGGCGATATTTTGCGCGGCGCCGCCGATTTAGCGTCTGGCTATTTTAGCTCCGAAGCCGCTAAAGATGCGGCCAAACTCCAAGCCAACGCCGCCACTGCTGGGGGCCAATTAGCGTCGCAAACCGCCGACAAGCAAATGGCTTTGTTGGAGAAGATGTTCAACAAACAAGTCGCGCTGCAAGAGCCGTTTCGGCAGGGCGGTGTGGCGGCGGAAAACCGCATGCTGGACTTGCTGGGTTTAGGCGCCAATAAAAAAGCGCCGGGCTATGGGTCGCTTGCCAAGAATTTTGGCATGTCTGATTTTCAAGCTGACCCCGGATATGCGTTTCGTATGCGCGAAGGTTTGAAAGCCTTGGACCGCCAGGCGGCGGCACGCGGTGGTCTTATCTCTGGAGGCGCGCTTAAGGCCGCCCAAGGCTATGGGCAGGATTTGGCGTCGCAGGAATATCAGAACGCATACAATCGATACCAGACCAACCGGACGAACTTGCTGAATCCGCTTCAGAGTTTGGCTGGCGCGGGCCAGACGTCGGCGAACACGATTGGCAACGCCGCTGAGAACTTTGGCATGCAAGGTAGCAACGCGCTGGGCGGCGCTGGAACGGCGCAAGCTAACGCCATTCAAAACGCGGCAAACGCGCGGGCGTCTGGGTATTTGGGTTCGCAACAGAGTTGGAATCAGGCGATTCAGAATGTTGCGGCGATACCTGGTCAATCCCAGCAGAACGCGATGATGAACGCGCTGATGCAGAAATATCTTAGCTAGGGGATAGAGCAATGCCATTAGATCCCGTTCTCGCCCAAGGCGTCGCGCCGATTAACTTTGCCGGCCCCGACCCGGCGACAAAGATGAACCAGCTTGCCGCCATGATGAAGATGCAAGGTCTTCAGCAGGAAGGGCAACTGAACGCGCTGAAGCTGACCGAAGCGCAAAAGCAAGCGGCTGAAGTGGACGCGATGAAAGACGCTATCCGACGCGGCGAAGATTTGCTTGACCCTCGCAACGCATCAAAATACGGCTCATCTGGTTTGGCGTTTCATGAAGCGCTTCGCAAATCGCAAAACGCTGATTTGGATAATAAAATCAAAACTGTTGCTTACGCCCGCAATTTATGGGCTGGCGCTCACGACCAAGCAAGCTATGACGCCCTATTGCCTCAGTTAGAAGCGCTTCGCCCAGGTTCGACGGCTAACCTTCCCCGCGTGTTTGACCCGAAAATAATTGCCGAAAACGTAAGGGACGCCGATGCCATTATGGCGGAAAGTAAACCTACCGATTTTGACCGAAAACTGATCGCCGCAGGGATCGACCCCAAATCACCCGAAGGTCGTAAATTTGCAGCGGCAGCGCTCCAAAAAGATATTTATATCGCCCCCACTGAAGCCGGGCAACAACCAGCGGATGTGCGAACCGTACAATGGTTGATGACGCAGCCAAAAGAAGTACAAGACATGTATTTCAAGATGTCTGGCAAAGGCCAGATGACGCCGTATCAATCGGCAAATCTTGAGATAGAGCAAGCCCAAGAAGCGCGTATTGCAGCCGAAGCTAAAGCCAAAGAAGCCGCCGCCGCAAGCGCGGCTGAATCGGCGGTAGCGGGAGCGGAAGAAAGCGCGCGGATTGTGACCGCTGCTGTGGATGAAGCCAAAAAGTTGGTGTCGCCTACTTCTACCGGTTTTGGGTCCGTGTTAAGTGGAATACCAACTACTGATGCCCGCGCGTTGGCCGCTCAAATCAACACCATTAAGGCAAATTTAGGTTTTGACCGATTGCGTCAAATGCGCGAAGAATCTAAAACCGGCGGCGCTTTAGGCTCGGTCGCAGTCAAAGAATTAGAGCGGTTAGAGGCAGCGGTTGCCGCGCTTGACACTGGGCTAAAAGGCCCACAGCTAATTTCTCAGTTGGATAAAATTTCTGAGCACTACAATAATTGGTTAGCGGAACGACAAAAATTAACCAAAAAAGCTGGCGGCGCACCGGCGGGTGGTGCCCCAACTCAGCAAGTTAGGGACGCCGCCGACGCTATTATTAGCGGAGGTAAATAATGGCTACCGCAGACCAATACGCCGCGTGGATTGTCGCCAACAAAGACAAAAAAGGTTCGCCCGAATTCAATACGGTAGCGCAAGCATATCAACTGGCTAAAGATGAAGAATCTTCGTCGTCGGCGGCGCCTTCGCCCCCTACGCCCGAATCTATTGCGCCAGTCGCTTCAGCGCCGGAACAAGATGCAATACCTGGCGAACGATTGCTGATGAATGTGGCGCAATGGCTATCTAACACACCTACGCAACGCGCTAAAAATGTCGCGGGCGGCGTTGTTGCTGGCGGCGCGCCTGTTGTGAGCATTGCCACCGGCGAGTCGCCTGAAGAACAGCAGCAACGGCTGGCCGCCATTAACAGCTTTACCGGCGCTAACCCCAATAGCCCCGAATACGCTGGCGGACAATTCCTTACCCAGATGGGCGCGCTATCTGGCGCTGGCGAACTTATGGGCGGTGCAGCGGCCTTAGCTAAAGCGCCTCAACTGGCAAATGCCATTAGAACCGGCGGATTCGGCGCTGACTTAACTGCGGGCCAACGCTTTATGGGCGGCGCCGCACTCGGGGCGCCGGCGGGCGCCATGATGTCGCCGACCGACCCCATAACAGGCGCCGTCATCGGCGGCGGTCTTGGTGCCACGGCGGGCACCGTGATTCCGTTCGCCGCGACCAAAGTAATGGGCGTTGTTAATGCGCTGTCGGAAAAAGGCATTCAAGACATCGCCAACAAAATCTATTTGCGCGCGTTTGGCAACGACCCCGTTAATCTTCAGAAAGCCATCGACATGGCGTCGAACGGCGCGACCGCAGAGCAGATTGCAACGGCGACTAACAACCCGACGTTTGCCAAGTTGGTAGATGAAGCCAAACGCGCTACCACCGAAGTCAACCAATTAGCGCGCAATCAATATACGGCTGAACAGGAATTGCTTGCCAACCGTTTGGCCGGTGCCGAAGACGTTGTTACCCCGCTGTCGCGGCAAGCTCAGCAAGCGGCTGAAACTAGCGGTACTGCACTACCCAAGGTTGCGCCCAGTCAGCCAGGGCAAGTAATTGCTGCTGAAGCGCAGGCCGAAAAGAAACTGATGCGCGACACTACTATTACGCCTGCCTATGAAGCGGCATTTAAGGAAGCAGGCGGCGCGCCTAGTATTTCAGTTAGTGGTCCACTTGCCGAACTAATGGGTAAGCCCGTAGCAACCCTGCGTGAAATTGACGGTATCCGCAGCAACATCAATGCGGAGATTAGGGCCGCCAAATCGGCGGGGGACTCTAAGCGTTTGTATGAGCTTGAGCAAATGCACAAGCAAATTGACGATGCGGTGGCAAACAGCGCGTTAACTCCCGCAGCCAAATTGGCGTATCGAAAAGCAGTCAATCTTTATCGGGAAGAATATGTCCCTCGGTTCAAGACTGGCGACCAATCCACGCTTTTGGACGTTGTGCGTAAAAATGAGCCTGGAATATTGCCTGAAAACGTCATCACCAAGTTTATCCAGCCAGGTGGTGAAGCCGCCGCGCAAAACTTGGTCAACATGATTGGCAACAATCAGAACGCCAAGCAAGCTGTAGCCGATAGCGTAAAAGAATTGTTCCGCCAATCGGTAGTCAAGAACGGTGCCATTGATGCCAAAGCGGTGGATAAGTTCATGACCGACTATGAATTGCCGCTTGCCACGCTTGAGAAAGCCGGCATCAAAATTAAAACGGCGTTAAACCTTGTTCGGCTGCCGGCCACCGTTCTGCCGGCAACCGCTGAAGGGTTGGCCGCGCAAAGCCAAACTATTGCGAAACTCCAATCTAAAGTAGACGCGGACCCTACTAACCGAGCGGCCATCAAATCGCTGAATGACGCGCAAACGGCCATTAACGAAGTAGCCGCCGCGCTGAAAGACAAAAAGAAATTTGCAAAGTTGGTGCGGTTTGGTAGCGGCGTGCCTGAGTCTGGCATGAGCATTGGTGCTTCCGGCCCTATCAAAATTCCGGTAGGCATCACTGCCGAAATTTTGTACAACAACATCAACCGGTTTTTGCGTCAACGTGTAGAAGGCAAACTCGCCGATCAAATTGGTCGCGAGTTGTTAGACTCAGGTGCCATCGCGCGGGCGCTTCAAAACGCACGCGACGCTAACTTGGCGGCTACCGCAGCCAAGAAGACTTCATCGGGCGTTCCTGCAATACTTAACGCACTCACTGCAACCAGTAACACCAACCAACTTGGAGCGCCGTAGTGGATCTTCAGACTATCTTCAACGTCGGATTAGGGGCCATCATGGCGATTCTGGGCTGGTTCGCGCATGAGGTGTGGACTGCGGTCAAAGAGCTTAAAGTCGATATGTCCATCCTGCGTGAAGACCTTCCAAAAGTGTACGTCATGAAAGAAGACTATCGCCGCGACATCCACGAAATTAAAGATATGTTGTCGCGCATCTTTGACAAACTCGATGGGAAGGCTGACCGATGATGACCCTTGGCGAAAAGCAGCGGTTGTTTACCCGGCTGGTGGGCAAGCTCATCGAGTTTGCCTACGCCAACGGCTACGAATTGACTTTTGGCGATGCCTACCGAAGCCCCGAGCAAGCAAAACTAAACGCGGCGGCAGGAAAAGGCATCGTCAACAGTCTCCATTGCGAGCGTTTGGCGATTGATTTGAACCTGTTCCGTCACGGCCAATACCTAACAGCATCCGAAGACTACAAGCCGCTAGGCGAGTTTTGGGAGACGTTAGGCGAGGACTGCGCTTGGGGTGGGCGGTTCAGCAAGCCAGATGGCAACCATTTCTCTATCAAACACGCGGGGCGCGCATGATGCAGTATTTCATCGACCGAGCTAAAGAACCTAGCACCTGGCGCGGGCTGGCGCTGTTCGCTGGTGCCGTAGGGCTGCACATCTCGCCCGAGGCGCTCCCCGCTATCGGGAGCGCCGTCGCTGCGCTTATTTCGGTAATTGAGGTACTGCGGAAAGGCTAATCAGCCGGTCGATGTACCAGCGGGCCTTCCGCAAGTCCTCGACCCCGCCCTTGCGTTTCCAACGCCACAAATACTTGATGGCGTTGGCGGTGCAGACTGCCTCGATGCCTTCCAGACCGACTGTGGCGGCCTGTAGGGCGTCAATGCACTCGACGCCGCCTGCGGTGTAGTGGGCTGGATGGTTGACCGTATCGCTCACGCCAGCATCTCCCGACGCTCGCGCTCCATACGGATGGTGCAGTAGCGCTGATGTAGGCGCAGCATGATGGTCAACCGCCGCGCGCCTGCGCGCTCATCATCCAGCATCTGCTTCACTTGGTCTTCTGACATCGTTGGTAGGTTCACCAACAGTTCGCGCCACGTCATCATTTAAGTGCCTCCTGGGCAATGTCCGACAGGCTGCGCTTATCAGCTAGCGCAGCCCAGATTTTCTCGTCTATCGTCTGTTCCGCCAAAAAGACATAGCACCATACAGCGTGCTTTTGCCCGCTGCGATGCAGCCTTCCGATGGTCTGCTCATAGAGTTCCAGCGACCAAGGCAGCGACAGAAAAACCATCTTGCACCCGCCATGCTGCAAGTTAAGGCCATGTCCGGCTGACCGGGGGTGCAGCAGGAGGATTTCGACTTTACCAGCGTTCCAGCGCTCGATAGCACGGTCATCCTCCAGCGTTACGGCGCGAGCGCCGTAGCGGGCTTTAAGGGTGGCGAGTTCAGCCTGATAGTTGTAAACGATTATTGTAGGCGCGTACTGATTTTCTTCAAGCAACTCATCCAGCCGAGCCAGCTTGTGATTGCTGAACCACTCGGTGCCGGTGTCGCCGTAGACGAACCCGGATGCCATCTGTTGCAGCTTGCCGGTCACGGTCGCGGCGTTGATCGCCAGCGCTCGGCTGTCGGGAAAGATGGCGACGAAATTCTTCTTCATTGCATCATATGGCGCGCGGTCGAATAGCTGGGTGACGACCGGGACCGTGTGCAGCGGCGGCAGCGTGTCGCTGTAGTCGCCGGGGTCCAGCAGGAAAGTCGCCGGCTTGATGCGAGCCATGACTTTCTCCAGCGACCCCGGCACCGGCGACCACTCCTGATGCTCGCGGTTGACGCAGTAAAAGTACTGTTGCAGAAACGCGCCCTTGGACCGGCCCAGCAGCGTCTGGTCCACGATTTTGCATTGCCCAAACACGTCCTCCAGCCCGTTGGACGTGAACGAACCAGTCAAGCCCCAACGTATTTTCATCGGCTCGATGACCTTCTCCAGCGCTTTGAACCTGGCACCTGACGGGTTCTTAAGCCGCGTCAGTTCGTCGAACACGATAGCGTCGAAGTTCAGCGTCTG